TGGCGTTGAGGCTGTTTTTGCTGTTGCGGTTTCTTAGGCGCTCCTTGCTGATAGCCTTGATTGTTTTGTTTTGCGTCGCCAAGCATTTCCATGCTCTCAACGGCGATAGAGTGTTTTGAGCGATTTTGCCCGTTGTTGTCTGTCCATTGGTCAAATTTTAATCGACCCTCGACTAGAAGCTTTGAGCCTTTGCCGAGGTATTGATTAGCTATTTCCGCTTGTTTGCCGAAAAACGTTATATCAATAAAGCACGTTTCTTCGCGCTTTTCGTCATTTAATGTGTATTTGCGAGTAACAGCTATACCTGCGCTGCCTATCGCTGCGCCGCTTTGGGTGTATCTAAGCTCGATGTCTCGCGTCAAATGCCCGACTAAAACTATTTTGTTAAACATCTCTTAGCCTTTCGTCTGTTTGCCCTTATTCTTTGGCTCTTATCATAAGCACCTTTTGTGCGTCTAGTTTTTGAGTATGGCATGCGGGCTTTACTATTTGTGTTTGTGGTGCACTTTGAAAAATCATCTGCGCCATTTAGCCCAGCGAACAATGCACTTAAAATTCCTAATGCTTTCATTTTTAGCTCCTTAAATTTTCCATTAGCGCATCAATACTACTTGGGTCGTTTAGATACATCTGGGCATCATAAAGACTTAACCTCTCGACCAAATTTTCAGCCTCTATTTCACTAGCCCCTCTTTTTATTAGCTCATTTTGTAGTAGATCGTGAGGCATTGGCTCAACTGTCAAATTTTCTTTTACAGTTGCGATTTCAACTTCAAGGGGTGCGGCTTCGATGTATTCAGTTTGTGAATTTTTTGCACCAACTGAGCTGTTCGGTTTTTCCGAGCTACTCAAAAGTTCGTTTAGTCCAGCTTTTGGCGCTTGAGTAGCTTCTTGTTTTGTGATAGGCTCGTCCTCCACGCTTACGGCTTCAGCTAAGCGATCGTTTATTGGCAGACGTGAAGCGACATATTTAAGAGCTTTGGCTTTATACATTTCCTCTGCCCAGTCTAGCCAAATGTATTCTAATTTGTCTTTTTTACTTTGGTTTTGGCTTTTTAAGCGTAGTTTCTCGAGTTTTTTCTTACTCACAAACTCACTAAAGACATTATCGCTACTATCTTTTGCATATACGATCACACCCACCAAATGGCTAAATACCCAGTCGCCGTCATCGTCGCTTCGTTCATCATAATTTGGCGCAAAGTGTATCTTATCATCAAGTCCGTTAAACTCTAGGCTAAAATCATCACAATCATAGACGGCTACTGCTCTAAATTTCCAGCCGTTTTTCATACCTAAACTAATAAGCCCTTTGTAGCCTATTTGAAGTTGAGCGGTTTCGCCACCATTTTTTAGCTTAAATGGCACTACGTAAGCTTGACCAAAAAGCTTATTTGGGTTTAGCCCTATTTGGACTATCTGCATAGCTGTATTTACTATGCTTTCAACGCTACAATTCCTTAGCCCATAATCGTTTGCCATATTTGCGATAGCACTGGCAAATACGCTAGCTTTTGCCTTGTCATTGCCTACTATGGTTGAGATTTGGCTCATTTTAGAGCCGACTAATGCCCTTGCATCTTGTTCTCTAGTTTGTAGTTGGTTCATTTGTTATCCTTTTATGCTGCTATCTTAAAAGCATTTACTATTTTTGCACTTAGTGCGACTTGCCCTTTAGCCGTTATCCTAGTTGTGAATTTTTCTTTATTGCCCTTTGGTGTCACTATAATTTGTGGGATAACTTCAAAATATCCAGCCTCTACCCATTTTTGGTAAGGCAAGTTATCATTCATTAGGTATTTTTCATCTCTTAGCCATTTAAAAACTCTATTACGTCCAACTCTTACCTCGCTATCGCAAAGAGTTTTTACAAAGTCGCCGATTAATGCACTTGTAGCACTAGCCTCGACGGCTTCAGCAAAAATAAGCTTTGGCATATCGGCAAGGCGTTGTGCTTCTAAGGCTTCGATCTGCTCTTGCTGTCTTAGTGCAAACTCTAAAGCCTCTCTATAATTAGTTGGTGCTTTAAATTTATTTCTAAGTGCGTCAGCCATTGCATTAAAAGCATTGATGTAAGCAACTTTGAATTTGTAAAAGCGTTCGCCATTAAAGCTCATAGCTAAAAGAGTAAAGCCGTCTTTTGAAACTAAAAAATATCTTTTGCTTCTCTCGACAGCCCCAAATTTAGCCTTTCGCTCCGTCTCCTTAAAATTAAGGGCACGGAAATCATCTTGCGGAAGTTCGTCAATTTTCGCTAAAATGTTGTCGTGTCTTTTTTCAAAGACGTCTGCAATTTGTAGAGAGGTAGTCCAGATTTGGTCGTCGGCTACCTCCAACTTAATTTCTTGGTCGTTGATGATTAGATTTTCCATCATTTATCCTTTTCTTTTAGTTGAAGTATGTTTAAAATTTTGGCTCTCATCGCATTATGATTTTTTGCTAACGCTTCCAAGGCGCAGAATAGATCATAAGCGCAGTCAAGCACCTTGTAGCTCACTTCCTCGTCGCTATCGGTCGGCTCTATTTTGTAAAGTTCTAAATACTCGGCAAATTTCTGTTTAGTAGGGGCTTTCATTTTTGCCCCCTTGTAAGTTGTAAGACAATATAAGCAAGTAAAAGCACCTGCAAGACTTCTAAAATTTCACTCATTTTAAGCTCCTTTGGCTAAAATATGAGTAGCACAATGTTTTAGGTTAAGGGGCTTTTCGCCCCCTTTGCTAGATCCAAATTTTAAGGATTTTGCAGATTAGATAAATCAGTATCGCGAGTTTGATTAAAAAATCTAACCTTTGCATTGTGCTACTCCTTTCTATCAAACAAGTATCATTTTGTTGCTTGATGAAAGAATTATAGCATTATTATAAGACTAAGTCAATAGTTTTTAGTATTAAAATGAGATTTTTTATAAAAAATTTAGTAATATTTTGAGACTTTTTAACCAACGCAAAAATGCGTCGGTTAATCTAAAAGCGTTTTTAATGCAGTTTTTAGCGTCTGGGTATTTGATAATTGCTCTTTTAGGTTTTTAATTTCAAGTAGCATTTCACACGATTTAACAGCCTGCGTATTTATCTCGTCGCTTGTCGCTAATCGCTTAATACTCCCCTCGCTTAATCCTATCGCCTCGCCCAGTTGTTTATACGTTAGCCCTAGCTCTTTGCATACGCGCTTAACTATGTTTTGCTTCTCAAAATGCCACTCTACCACATAAAGCTCATCCCCGTTTTCGGTTTTAAGCACTATATGCCTACCACCGCTCTTAGACGGACTAATAGGTGACCCGTATAGTGCCGAAACCTTTTGCGTTAGCTCTTTTTCTAGCTCTGTGTAATTTGAGTATTTTGGCTCCGTATTTAACTTTATTTTATCGACATATTTGCCAGATACAATTACTACATGGTCTTTTTCATTGTCATAATATATTTCTTTTTCATCTGCCATTATTTATCCTTTTTCTTATCTATCTTTTTAAATTTTCTATCTACCTTTTTAAGCTCTTTGGACACCTCTTTTATATGCTCGGTTCTGGCTAGCATTTCGGGGCGCACGCCGTCGTTTCTCATCATTATGTCCCTTACTTCACGTCCTACCTCGTAAGCGGTGTTTTCTAAGTTTCTTTGACCGTAAATTCGGTTGTTCTCGATCTTAGCTTTGGTTTCTTGAAGCCTAAAAAGATTTGCGGCTAACTCGCGAGCCCCCATAAAGTCGAAAATTTTGTCGTTTACCGTAAGCCCCTTGATACGCAAAAGGTCTTTTAGGCGCATATTATACATACCCATATACCCCACATCCATAAAATAAGCGTAGTTTTCCACTCCGTGAGAGTTGGCTACACCCGTTAAGGCCTTGTTTGCGTCTTTGGTTTTTTCTCTAACGTCTAGGCGTTCAAGTTGCTCGGCCTCGATATGTCTATGCAAAGCCTCGGCGATAGTAGCGAAATACGCCTGCGCCTGCGCTACTCTAGGTTTTTTAATATCGGCATTCATAGACACCAAAAAGCAAGCGAAGCGCGATAGCTTGTAGTCGGCGTTACCGTCTACGGGGGTAAAATGCTCTAATATGTTATAGCCTATGCTAGAGCATACGGAGATAGCTTTATTTACGGCTTTATTTAGCGATTTTACGCCGTCGTATTCGAGCATTTGGGCTAATTCGCTAGCTAGCCAATAAGTAGAGCCGTTTTTATGCGAGGATAGCTCAAAGGCGTCGTTTTCTCGGTTAGATACGTCAAAAAGGGATAGTTGCGTTCCCATCATCGTTCCTTTGTTTTTCGATAAAACTTATTTTACTCAAAAATGAGTAAAATCCCAAAATGCCGGAGTTGATAGCTAGGATTTGAAATCCGCCCATCCTCTCCGCCAGCTCTCTTTGAGTTATGCCTAGCTCTTTACATACACGTTTTACGATGTTGTCGTCTGCGGTCATTGTTA